TTAAAAAACATTTATTAAATAAGTAATATGGAAAAGTTCACAGAAGACGAATTGGCTGTAGTCAACTACACATTAAAATCTCTCCTATCAATTGTTAGAGAAGAACTTAAAAAAATACCTGATGGAGGAGAAGTTAGTGATGAAATTAGAACAATAAACACAATCAAAAATCTAATGTATAAAATCAATAAATAATTTGGTAATACAAATTCTTTTACTTATATTTATAATACGATGGGGGTGGATGTATAGTTTTATTACTTATTGCCATTTGTATATTGATTATCCTTCCCCCATCTTTTATTATGTTTCGTATTGATGTTTGTTCATAACTCCCTCATCGTTTATTCGGTGGGGGTTTTTTAATAAAAAAAGGTTCCATATGGAACCTTGTATATAATTAATTTTAAGACGATTTAAGACCCTCTATTCTCCCATTGGGAATAACATATACCTAACGCCTGTTCCTGTCCATATTCGTCTATAATTGACGATACACACCTACTGATATATGTTTGTTCATCCTCATCACTTGATGGTGAAGGAATAGGGAAACCATCCTTAATAATTTTTTTCATTTCTTCAGGGTCGGGGATGCAGTTCGGCACTTCTACGCCATCTTTAATTTTAGTACCATAAGCAACATAACCTGGTTCACCACATGGATTTGGTTCAATATAATCTTGTTTCTCTTTTGGTTTATTAACTTTAGATAAATCTAATTTAATTTTAACTATTCTTTCTAAATGGTTCATATACTACCTTTTAATTTTTTATTCTCTTGTTTTAAACTTTCTATTGTTTGTTCTAATCGTACAATATGTGTGGTTAATTCTTCAACCTTTCTTGATAGGTCATCAATAATTATTTGATATACCTTTAAAGATTTTTCCATGTTCTCCAATCGTCCACCCTCAATTTCATTTTTTGATTTACGGAAACCAGCAACATAACCAATGATGGTTGTTGCAATTGCCCCAATAATTTGATATATATATTCGTTCATCTTCTATTGTTCGCTTGTTCTTTTGGTGTTGACCATTTACAGTTAGTTGGACCGTAATTTCCGTCAACGTTTATTCTATCTATACTGTAAAATTTATCTGGTTTTAATCCCATATCTTTTACAAAATTATTAAACCCTTCTTCACCTAACCAAACATCTTCAACCTTTATTCCACGACCACCATATAATCTATAATCTTCACGTTTTTCATTATAACATCTACGTTTCATGTTGTAGTATGTTTGCCATAATGGATGATGCCAATTTCCGTGTATAATTCTTAATTTTGATCTTTCACTTGTCACTTCAGAATTATAACAACCACAAGATTTTATTTTACCACTTTGCAAATGTTGTAAAAATATTACTTTTTCTTTTCCACATTCACACTTACATAAAAACCTTCTTTTTGTTTGCTTACCATATTTTACTTTTTCAGCTTCTTCAACTAATGTTAAACGATTAAATTTTTTTCCTATCATAATATATTTTTTACAAATATACGTAAAAATAATTTAAAAGTCAATAACAATCAATAACAATCAATACCCACAATCAGTACAGGGGGGGTCATAATGTGCTCTATCACTATACACATCCAAATTTCTCATTGATTGAGCCAATGAATATCCATAACGAGATGTATGATTTAAAAATATTGGTGAGTTGTATTTGTCCGATTTGTCCGGTAGCATCCCGTCCCTCGTATTTTGTGATAAGTACGCAGGAAATATTCCTTGACCATATCCAATGATAAGATAATCTTGCAACCTCATCATGTAAAAGTCAGAACGTTGTTTTTGGATTGTACGAAGATATTTCATTGTCTCAATATCAACACCATCTCTACCACCATCAACAGCACCAGCTTTAACAAGACCAACATTCATTGTTCTATAATGTAGGTGTGGAATCATTTCGTAATAACTTACTTGTATAAGATATGGACTAATATAATCATTCACCAATGTTAATTCATCATTTGTAAAAGTATTACCTGTTGAACTTACTTTAGATAATAGTTGGTTATAAAATAAAGTTCCCAATAATGGTTGTAATTGAATGTCCATTGATATGCCTATCTCCGCACGAATTACATCCATATCAACATTCTTATTCACATTTGTGAACGCCTTTAATTTATTTTCACTTACGAGTAAAACGTTTGCCATATTATATTTGTGTTGGGGTTTCTGGTTTATCTACAACTAAAGGTGCTTCATTCACATCACCTGTTTCATATATAGACATTGGTTTAATTTCAAAAGTTGTTGGTGTTCCAAATTTCATTGTAACTAATTTATCAAATACACCTAATAATTGTTTTTGATATGGTTGTATAACTGATTTACGGATGAAAGTAATATGTGTATCAATCTCATCTTTTGAACCTAATTTGTTTGCTGTACTAATACCAAATAATTCACCACTTGATATACGGTGACCTGATAAGATTGTTCTTATAATATCATCATAAATTTGTGAATAGTATTGGTCATTACCTGATGTTGCAATTTGTGTAATTTCAGGACTTAATTCCTTACTTTCATTGAATGATATGATTGGTCTACCAGCGTTATTAACACTTGTAAATTGACTCTCTAACGCTCTTGTTACTAATCGTTGTTCTTCAGGACCTGGTAGTCCGTTATTCATGTTTATCCATAATGAAGGCATCATACCATTCATTAAATTATTTGAGTGAAATTCTTTAATCTGTACATCAATATTAATTGCAGCTAAAGCACCCGAATAATCAGGATGTGGGTAATATGATTGTGATGGACTATATTGTTTGTAATAATATATTTGAGATGGTCTTCCATCTTCTTGACTAAACGCATCATATTCTGTAACAGGAAACTTCTTAATGTTAGTCCAATCAGCAGAATAATAATATCTTTCAATCTTATCTGTTTCAGGATTAATCTTACCACTTCTTAATCTACTAAAATCAATGTGGTATATTTCAGCAATACTCTTTCTATCTCTACTCCAAATAACATTTAAAGCAAACCCACCAAATAGAACCAAATCTAACGCACATTTCTCAAACACTTCATCCATTCTTTCCTTATCGTTAATAAGATAAATTGTGGCCATTGGATTGTTTAATGAAACAATACCATCACCCATTATCTGTTCTTTTTTTGATGTTACAATTGCTTTATGAATTGCACAGTTATTATATCTACTGATTAGGTATTGAGGCATGATATTACCTTCACCATATAATACATAATCTAATCTGTTTAAAACTTCAGAAAAGATTGGTAGTAATGGTTGTTGTGTAAATTGTGCTCTACTTAATTGGTATTTTTGTTTTTCTTCACTCATAATTATTCTTGTATATAAATGTAATTGGAATTATCCTCGTCAGGTGAAATGTATTGTGTAAATGTATTTCCTTGTTCTGTAGTACCTAATAAACGAGCCATACCCGTATATACTAATGTAGTACCATTACCAAAAATTTCTAATTGATATTGTCCCTCGTAGTTTAAATCATCAACAGATAAATCCAATACAATTTCACAATACCTAATATTTTCAGCAAACTCTAATGGGTCTGCTGTATCAATAGTATAAGATTTAACCTCTTGTGATAAGATGTTTAAAAAAGTAAGTGTATATCCCGAAAAGTCGGTTCTTGAGTTATTATTGATGTTTAACACCAATTCATTAACTTCACCTTTGTTCATTATTATCATATAACTAAATATAAAAAAAATCCAATTGGAAAGGTATATTTAAAAAAAAAGAGGCATAAAGCCTCTCTTTTCTTTTTGGAAGATATAGAAATTGTCCTAAAGGACTAACATTTCAATTAACCTGATATTGTAGATTGTGTAAATACAGCAGCAATTAAGGCTTCAGGAGTTGTTCCTGAATATCCTGCTGGTGCTTCTAACACTCTACTCGGTTCATTTTCTTGTGCTGTAAATAGTAAGTTAAATCCGTTTCTATCACCTAACGCTAAACCTGTGTTTGCGTCACCACCTGATAGATAAGCGTAATTAACTTGACCCATTACGTACACCGTATCGTTTTGGTCAATAACTAAAATTTGTAAATTATCGTTTTGACTTAAAACTTTTAATTGGTTCCTTTTTTCTTGGTCGTATTTGAATAAAACAGCTGTTAAAAGTTGTTCAAAATACACGGTTCCATTTTCGTATGACTTGGTTGTTGTCTGTACATATGAACTTGTATTTCTTTTCAATTCAAAACCATATAAAGTAACATCACCAGAATCTGTAGCACCTGTTACAGCACCATCAGCGTTGTAAGTGTAACCAGATGTAAAACCTGATTGACCTGCAACATATATTTTTTTCACTCCACCGATTGAATCTGAACAACCCAATGCGGCTCCTGAACTAATAAAACATGACATATTGTATATATTTAATTTTTTGTTTTTATAAAGGGGACTTTCACCCCTTTAGTTTTTTTAATCTATTTTAAAACTACGCTACGTTATTTGTTGCGAAGTAGTTAGTTCCTGCAAAAGATGCAATTGCTGCTGAATAAGAGTAATTAGCTCTAATCTTCATAACATCAAAATCTCTTGACCAAAACGCATCCATCTTCTCATGGTCTGACATTAAGTCAAATCCACAGAACATATATTGTGCTGGTCCAATTACAACTTTACCACTACCTGCCAAACCTAATGTAGGTAATACTTTCACGTTAGTTGATGGGTGGATTGCACTCATATTGTTTGTAACGTTAGTTGTACCAATGTAGTTTTGGAAGAAGTTCGCCTTAACCAACGCTTGGTTGTAAAGACGGAAGTTAGAGTAAGACATAAACACTACTAAATCATCAAACACTAAAGCGTCATCAGATAAAGCAGAAATTAATTTATCTACTTCTGTGATTGGGTTACCGTTTGTACCGTAAGCAGCAGTTGAACTAAATGTTGTTCCTGATGCAGAAGCTACTACAGATGTTTGACCTGTTGCAATTAAGTAATTGAAACCATTGTAAGCGTCACCGCCTGCTGTAGTTGCTAACCATAATTTTTGTTCAATACGTTGTTGAATTTGTTTTACTTTCAAATCAATTATACCATCAAGGAATGGTACTGTTTCAGGGTCTTGACCTGGAGGTAATAACAATGATTGATATGTATCCCATAATTGTTGGAAACATAATTCTTCGTTAATTCTCTCATGTTGAGAAGCTAAACTTACTTGAGTAAAAGTTGTTGTACCACTTGCACTCCATCCACACTCTCCTGTTTGGAAAGCTGGTGCTGAATTTAACAATTGGATTTGTTGTGTACCGCGGATACCTAACTTTACAGTTGTATTTGCGGGAGTTGTTGCTCCGATAAGAGCTTTAGCTATAATTTCAGTAGAAGATTGGTCTGTGAAACCAGTGATTGAACTTACTACATAACTAAATTCGTCTTTTGAATAAATTTTCATTTTTAATTCGTTTTTGTTTTTTAATTATTTTTTATTAATTTGTCTGAAAGCCATAAGTGCGTTGAATTTATCGTCAGCACTTTCTCCA